CGAGGCCGCAAAAAATATTTTCGCACCCCTGTTCGGTCCCAAAACGCAACCTAACATGCTGATATTACAGGTGGTTCAAAAATGAGTCCTGTACTATGGGGGAGAACATAAAATGAAAGAAGACAGGAAAAGCGGCGAGCATTTGGTTTTCATCGTCAAAACGAATTTTGACTGCAATATGCGGTGCGCTTATTGCTACGAAGGTCATACACCCAGAGTTAACAAAATGGTCACGCGCACGCTTGAAAACCTCATGACAAAAGTCGGTAAACACGCTTGCGATACAGGCGCGCATGTGTCCTTTATCTGGCATGGTGGTGAGCCGTTAATGGTCGGGCTTGATTTCTATAAAGATGTTGTCCGTATCCAAAAAGACGTCAAGACCCCATTCGATTATGAGAACATGATCCAAACGAATGGCCTGTTATTGGACGACTCTTTCGCCGACTTTTTTGTAGAGAACAACTTTCATGTCGGCGTGAGTTTGGATGGCCCGCCACAAATTCACGATGCGCAACGCGTTATAGGGAAAGAGAAAAAGCCAAGTTTCAAACAGGTATATGCGGCTATGGTTAGGATGGATGATCGAGGCGCAAGGCCTGGCGCTCTTGCTACGTTCACAAAAAACACGCTTAATCATCTTGACGAATTCTACGACTTCTTCAGAGAGCGGCAGTTGGATCTAAAAATAAGCCCCCTCAATGTTATCGGCAGCGCAACAGACCCTCAGGCGGCGAATCTTCAACTGAGACCAAAAGAATACGGCCAAGCCATGATCCATCTTTTCGATAGATGGTCAAAGGAACAAGAGGGCAATTTTATAGTCAATCCTCTATACAGCATCGTGCAGAGCATCGTTTCCGGCAGAATCTATCAATGTCATCAATCGGGTCATTGCTGGAATTTTTACAAAGTTTTTCCAAACGGCAATATGGGGTTATGCGGACGCTTCCCTTATGAGGAACATGTTCTCGGCAACATTCACCAAGACTCGATGGAAAAGATTGTGGCCTCTCCTGAACGCGATGCTTACAAACAAGCGAGGCAAGCCGTGCGCGAAACTTGCGGTTCTTGCGATCACTTTGCCATTTGCAACGGAGGATGCTCCATGTCCGCCCAGTCAATTCGAGGCCGTTTGTCGGATCGTTCATATTATTGTGAGGGGTATAAGGATATTTTTAGCCACATAAAAGCCGCGGTCCCTCAACAAATGAGACTTATCCCAGCGCAGAAAGCTGCTGTGGCGATAGGATAATCCCCCCTCAACCAACCAGAAAGGATAAAAATGCCATGAATACCACGCCAACATCGCCTCAACGGCAAGAGCTTCCGGTTTCCGGAACGATGCTTGCCCAAGCGGTTCAAGACGAGCTAAGAAAAACTTCAAGTGCCCTAACCAAGCTCCATTGCTATGATCGCCAATGGGAGAATTACTTTGTTTGGGACAGAGTAACGGCCCCTTACGGAGACTGGAATCAGTACAATCCTTGGGGACAGTCTGCGCCGAGCGGCCCGCAAAACGGTCGGGTTCCTCTCTCAAAGTACGTCTTCAACTAAAAAATGGCAAAACCAAGGGAGAGCCGACGCTCTCCCTTGGTCATTTCAAAGCAGTATGGAATTCTTTCATATCTAATCGTCCGAAAGAACATCTCATGTCCAATCAGGCACGTTTGCATATTATATATCTTTTCTTATTCATATGGATGTTCATTGTAGCTTGGCCCTTCATGTGGCCCTTTAGTTGGCTTTCCGTTCCAATTTTTTTGTGTTTAGCTTATGCCGTTTTTCGTTTGACTCTTGAGCTGACCGTTAATCGAAAACAACATTCCCCTACGATAGCGACGTGTTTTGTGGCGCGTCAAAAAATAGCAAAGCTCTTGTATAAAGAAACATCTCAAAGCAATCAAAGACCGTACACCATAGTCGATCTTGGTTCTGGACGTGGAGAACTTGCGCGATGCATTGCCAAAAAGATTCCTGAATCGCGAGTCACGGGCATTGAGATGGCATACTTCCCTTATATGCAAGCTTCTTTCATTCAACGGGTTTTGGGGCCAAAGAATTTAACCTTTGAACGTCGTGATTTTTGGAATTTTGATTGTTCCGCGATCAATGCTGTTGTTCTGTATTTAGGTCCTATAACGGCTCAAAAAATGGGAGAAAAATTATATAGGGAATTGAAGCGGGACAGTATGGTTATCTCATATACATACCCGCTTCTGGGCGATTGGAAACCGCTTGACGTGCAAAACTTTTATTCTCCCTTTAGAGAGGTTTTCTACGTTTACAAGCGATAGCCCTTACGTCGCCGCCGCTGCCGTTTTTATCCCATCCAGCCGCACGCGAGCAGTTGTTTCGCCGTTGGCGGCGGGGGTGATGGCGATGCCAATGGGAATCATGCCAGAGACTGGGGCTACCACTTCCGCGTTTGTGGCGTTCCACGAAACGGGATCGCCAGCCGCAAAGACTGCCGTTTCCTCTTTCGGCAGATCGAAAACGCCGACCGTGACCATTTCAAGGTCCGCGCCTGCCGCCGCGTCCGCCGTGGCGATGCCGAACAAGTTGCCGACGAGGAGGCCCGCGCCAGAGGTAATGCCGCCAGCGGGAGCGGTGACGGTGATAATGTTGCCGGGTTGAATGTAGTTTTTCATGCGTTAAACTCCTTTGCTTGAGGTGATGCGAACTTGGGTGATGCGCTCGGTGGTTTGCGCGGCGATGCGGCGCTCAAGATCGGAAAGCGCGGTTGCCATTTCTGCGTCGCTGCCGTAGGTGATGCGCTTGCCGTCATATTCGACGGTACGGATTCCGGCATAACGCGCCCGTAAGAGCGCGTCGCGCCATGCGGTCATTTGGGCAAGGTCAGCCATTATGTGCCCTCGTTCATGTGCCAGCCGCGCCAATCGACGAAGCCCGCGCCATAGTCGAGGATCACGCGCACTTCCACGCCGTCCACGTCCCAGCCGGATTTGCTTTCGACTTGCGGGCCTTCACCGCCTGCAAGATAGGCGTATTCGAGTCCGTCGATTTCTCCCGCGTCTGCCGTGACGTACCAGCGCGACACGCTGGACAGGCGCGGCTCGACAACAAGGGTCAGCTTGTTCGAGAAAGTGTTCACGTCATCCACCTTGGCCGCCGCGATGGTCGCCAGCCATTTCTCGGCAAGCGTTTCAAGCGCTGGCGGGACAAGCAGGTATTTCGGGGTCACGCGGATCAAACGATCCTCGTTGATCCCCGTTTGAGTCCGCATGGCAAGACGCGCCGACGAAAGCGTATCGTCGGAGATGGCCCCTCCGGTCGCGGCAAGGTTGGCGTGATCCTCATGGAAAAGAGCCTTCCCATCATTCATGCTCGGCCCGTCGCCGCTGTTGGATTCAAGCAAGGCGACAAGCGTTTGCGCTTCAGTTTCGGCTGCGGCGAGGCCCATGCGGCGGGACAGGTCGGCAAACGCGCCCAGATCGTCATTGACCAAGACTTGCCGCGTGATGCCGATTTTCTTGGCAAAAGTTTCAATCCGGTAGGATTCCTTCGCTTCCGCCATCGTGCCGGATTTGATCTCGCCATGCTCGTTCAATTTCTCAAGAAGCGGCGCTTCACCCAGCATGATTTTATTGACGGCGCGAAAATCCTTCGCCGTTGTTTGCCGCCCCAACAAACGAATGCCGGACGGCGCGGCCTGATATGCGGCGCGCAGGGTGCGGTTGATCGTATCGCCCACGATCAAGCCGAAGTCGCTTGTCGTGTGCAAGGCGCGCGTGATAAGCGTCGCGGGCGAAAGACCTGTGACGGGCATACCGCGCAAGGTCAAAATCTCTTTTGCCATGTCCGCGCACGTCGCATAAGCGTACCGTCGCGCAGGCCCCGAAAGCTCATGCGCCGGATTGATCCGCGCATAAAGAGCCTCGCCCATTTGCTGCGCGCGCACGGTCGGCTCGTCATGATCCTGCACGATTTCCATGCGCGTTTGCTCGGTGCGGATGTTTGCGCCACGCTGCGCCAGCGCGTCAAACGCGGCCTTGCGGGTTTCGTCCGGCGTGGCGTTGGCGTCGATTTGCGCGTCGATAAAGGCTTGATCGAGTCCGGCGACGCGAGCAATTGAACGAATTTCGGCATTCACGGCGGCGCGGGTTTCTTTGGCGATAGGTTCGGGCATAATGGTTTCCTCCTTACGAATGGTTGCGCCGGGATCGGCGGGGGTCGGGACAAGTGAGATTTCAAGGGGCGTCCAGCGCGTGGCGGTCAGGGTGCGCTTGCCGGACTCGACGCTTTCGGCCCATTCTTCGACGGTGTAGCCGACGGACACATGGCGAAGGATTCCGGCAAGAACGTCCTGCCAAACGGGTTCGACTTCCGCGCGGGTCGAGAATTGCAAAACAGCGCGTCCGTCTTTGCCGTTCACGTCCGCGCTTCGTACGGTTCCGAGAACATCGCGCACCGCGCCTTGTTTGTGCGCGTCAAGAACGCTGGCCCCGATCAAACGGGACAGATCGACGGCGGATTCCTCAAGAGACAATCTCTCAAAATAATCGCCTTGCATATCGCGGCGACGCACGGGCGCGCCCGTACTCCACACAACTTCAATCGTGCGGGCGTCGGCATTAGCAGTTTGCGGCGCAAGGCTTGCGCTGCGGGTCAGTAAATCAGGCATTGGTTTTTTCTCCTTGATCGGGGGTCTTGTTGAGAGGCGCGGCAAAGGAAAGACCCATTGCTTTTTCTCGCGCTTTGTCGGCGGCAATCGCGGCGTCCACTTCCTCGGCGTCATAGCCGCGCTCGGCAATGGATTGGCTGCGGCTCTTGAGGCCCGCGTTGATTTGCGCGATTTCGGCGTTGGCGTCTTTTTGCGGATCGACCCAATCCCATTTCGGTGGGAGCCAATCGACGGCAAGAAAATCTTGCGGCGCATTATCAAAATCACGCGCAGGAATATGTCCCGCTAACACCGCAAGCCGGACAAACCGCTCCCACACGGGGCGACAAAATTGAAAGACGATCACGTTATGCTGGATTTGTTCGACGCGGCGTCGAAACTCGACAAGCCCCGCGCGAATGCTGGAATAGGTCACGCCTTCCAGATCGCCGGAAACGATTTCATAAGGAAGGCCAAGACCCGACGCGATGGCGCGAATATGGTTCTTCACATACGCGCCATAATCGCCCGGATCGGCGGGCGTCGAGAATTGAATGTCCGCGCCGGGCGGCAACGGGACGAGGCTCCCCGGTTCCATGCCAACCGAAAGAACGCCATTCGTCCCGCTGCCATTGTTGAGGCCCGCCACCGTGCCGTCGGGATCGCGGATAAAGCCCGTGAAGAGCGCCGCGACTTTCGCTTTAACAAGCGCCGCGTCTTCGTATTGATCCAATTCATGCAGGCGCAAAAGGATCGGGGCAAGCCATGTCATGCCGCGCAACTGTCCGGGCGCGAGGGCTTGAAACAAATGGATCATATCGCTGGCAGGCAGGCGCACAAGATCAAGCGACACGGGCGCAAGCGGATCGCCGGGACGCCCGCGATAACAATGATAGGCAACGCGCTGGCCGTTTGCGTCAAACTCGATTCCGGCGCGGATGCGCGCGCCATGCACAATCTCGCGGTGCAAGTCCATCGGCACTTGCTCGCGGTCGATCAATTCGATTTGCAAGGGGACGCGGCCTTGCCCGTTCATTTTGAAACGCGCGAAGGTTTCGCCGCCTTCCACCATCGAACGCATGGCAAGGGCTTGAAGCCCGTAAAAATCCGTTAGGCCCGAAGCATCCGCGCTATCTGTCCACACGCCCCAAAGCGCATGAAGTTTTTTGCGTGTCGCTTCGTCGGGATGGCGCGAGCGCGGCTTGATGCCCGTGCCGACGGCGTTTGCGACAAGCCCCTGCACGGCGGCGACAACCCACGGATTGTTACGCGCATAATAACCCGCGCGCCGCGCCGACACCGTGGCGCTGGACAGTATCGCGGCATTGAGCGAGTCAACGGTTTTGGCGTTCTCCCAACGCCGACCGCCGCCTGCGCTATCGAAGGCGGAGCGAGCATATCGTTTCAGGGCATGGCGAAACTTTTGAAGCATCCAGTATATGCAGCAAAAGCGGCCTTGTAATGATAGACTGAATGTTTTGCGCTCTTTTGCACAAAGAGGTAACGCGCGGCATGGTCAGGTCATCCATTTGGAACGGATGGTGACGGAAGCGGCTTGTACGGCCTTTTTTTGTCCTTCGCGGGCGCGGGAGGAAAGAAGCTGTTTCGCCTCGTCGTTCAAGCGTAAGCCCATGCTGATAAGGCCGTGCAATCCAGCCATCGCGTAAACGAACGTGTCCAGCGCCTCGTTGCGTTCGCCCTCACGCTTCGGTTGCCAAGACCGGATCGGGCGGCCTCGTTCGTAACGAGTCACAACGCGCTCGGCGGTCAACTGGCGGAAGTATTCGGCGTCGCGCTCTTGGCTGAAATGCACGAAGCCTGGGCCGACTTCATGAAGATGCAAACGCGCGAAAAGCGAATCCTTCACCGCGTCCACGCCGATCATGAAAAGCGGCACGCGCCCCTTTGTGCGCGATGGACGGTGCGGCCAGACCGGAATCCCTGTGCCGCCGCGTCCCTTGATTCCCCAGATGCGCCGCGCAAGGCGGGTGCGGCAAAACTCATACGCCGCCTTCGTGTGATGTCCGCCCGTGTCGATACAGGTTGCACGGATCGACATATCCGGCAAGGCGCGGCTGTGCGGATAGGTCGTTTGCAAAAAAGAATCCAGATCGTTCCAGATGCGCGGCCCCGAAGGATCGCCCCAGATCACGCGATAGTCTATGACCCACGATTCCTCGTCCGTTCCCCAGCCGACGACTTGAACCTCGATCCGGTCGCCTTGCACGTCCACGCCAGCCGTCAAAAGCGCGACGCCTTCGGGCAAAGGCTTGCCCCAATCTTCGCGCCTGTCCATAAGCGGGTCGGCTTGCAAAACCTCGCCGCCCATGTCCTCCCAGCATTCCGCGAGCTTTGTATTCGTCCAGACTTGCAGACGCGGCGGGTCTTTGCGGACTTGTCCGTGTTCAAGGGCGATTTCCGCCCATGTTTCCCAAGGGCTATAAAGCGCGGAAAGATGAAAGCCGATGGTGCGCCCGTCGCCTTGCGCGGTCGCGCGCCATTCTCCCGCCTCAAGCAAGCGCGGCTTTTCATGTTCGTAATGAACGCCGCCGCATTTCTCGCAAATGAGAAACGCTTGATGCCGCCGACCATAGTACCGGACACAGTTGGATAAAGCCTTGAAGTGATTCAAGATAAGGATTCTTTCCGTCAAAGAAGGGATCCAAAATGCAAGGAATACTATCAA